TCGGCAAGAACCGCCGCCCAAGCAATGACACCGTTTCGTCCTGATGTTATATCTGTTGAGTTTGGTAAGGGTTGTGAAAATTGGAAAAACTGGGAATTTCAAATTAAAAATTCATCAGAAGGTATAGTAGTAGAAGACTCAGGTTCTGCCCGTGAATTTGTGGCTACTAGTGGTTCTAACATAGATGATGTCATCGTGAGTATGCTAGAATGTACAGAAAATTTTAAACGAATACCAACTGGTGATGGGAGTACATTTTTGTTATCTAGTTCCAATGCTAGAACAGCCGAAGATGGATCTCATGCTAAAATTAAATTGACTGTTAAGGTTCTTTCTAGTTGGAAATATGACAAATGGGATCCTGTCAATAACAAGTATTCAAAAAAAATCAAATACAAGATTGTTCCATATCGTTTACCGACATCATTATTAAATAATGACGAATTGATAGCGAATAAAACAGAAACCAAGAAAAAGAGAAGATGGCAAACATTGACGGAATCTGGACTTCTACGAAAGCAATATCAGTATTATTTCTCAGGACTCAATTCTGACATATTGGATTTTTCCTTTACTACGAATAATATGCTATTTTTATATTCTCCTCCACCTGAATCCAATGTATCTCCAGGGCAACAAACCGATGCACCTGCATTATCACAAATGGCCAGTGGAGTTGAACCAAATTATGTAATGAAATCTTCTGCACCATCACCAACCACTACCAAAGTTGCCACATCTAGTTATATTGTTTCTGGTAGCAATGCGGATGCGGAGATAAGTTCTGCCACGGCAAGTAATACTGCCCGACTAGATGAAAATTCACTTATACCTGATTATTATTATGGAAATGCAATTAATCCGATTAAAACTGCCGTAAAAAATACTGCCAGACGCAAAGAACAAAATAAATTAATAGCCGAAGACGACAGAGTGTATGATCAATCAGAAATTTCCAAAAGTGCATTTATAACACCACAGTGGCGCAATATTTACGATATGCCAAAGGACAATACATATCAAAATGATGTTAGTTTTGGCGACAGCTTGCAATTTGGTGCATGGAAACAGAACCTTGCAGCAACAGGATTCGCAAGCATAACAATTACTATACGTGGAGATGTTTTTTGGCTTGGTCCACCAACAACTCTAGCGGATGAAGATGGTAGTATATCAACTACCCCATATCCAGTGTGGGAGAGGGGAGATTATTTATTTTATCTGAAAGTAAATATCCCATCCCCAGAAAACGAGAATGGGAGAAAGAAACCACATGACGATTACATGTTATCTGGAGTCTACAAAGTTACCGAGGTAAATAGTAAATTCGACAATGGATTATTCACTCAAGTTATTACTGCATATCAGGATTTGAGTGCATTGTCACCAAATTAATAACCCGCTAATCAATGAGGTAAAATTACAGCATGGCACTAGATAAAAAATATAATAGAAATGAACGCTTACAGCAGTTAAGTGATAGATCAAACGGCATTACTATACCTAGTGGGATATATCGTGGGGTGGTGATTGACAGTAATGATACCAAATTCATGGGTAGAGTTAAAGTTCACGTTGCCCAATTTTTTGGATCACTTCCAATCGGTGGTACTGTGGAGACAGATGGAAACATGAATCCGACAGAATTTGTTGGTGCAGTGTGGTGTCGCGTTTTATTGCCATATGGTGGAATAACACCAATCGTAGATGGAGCACAGACTAGTTATGGCATTTCATCCCCACCACCATTACCAGGATCTGAGGTAGTAGTGGCATTTGGTAATGATGGTCCAACAGGATTAATTTTGGGAATCATAGCACCTGAATCTAGGAACTCCACGGTAACTGGTCCAAATGCTAGATTGATTGGTGGTGTCAACAAGCCATCGATTGAAATCCCTAGAAATTCAAACCCAGAAGATGGTGACCCACCTGAACATAAAATACAATCGATGGGATTAAAGACACAGGGACTAGATAAGGACAAATTACGAGGTCCTAGTCACAGTAGTGCTCGTAGAGAAGAATCTAGTAGAGTGTTTGGTATGAGTACACCATCTGGACATTCGTTTGTCATGGATGATGGGGAGACTGACGGCAACGGAAATGTCACCCTGAGTAATTTGGTACGAATCCGCACAGCAGCGGGCGCCCAAATATTGATGGATGATATGAATGGATTTACTTATATTATCAGCAAAGATGGAAAGAGTTGGATAGAAATGAATGCCAATGGTGATCTAGATGTACACAGTGACACTAGCATCAGTATGCACACTGATGGAGATTTTAATGTTCATGCGGGCGGTAATATTAATATGCAATCTGATAAAGATTTCAACATGAAAGCGGTGGGAAGTGGCGGTATAAAAATGGAAACCGCAGCCGGTCCATTTAATCTAAAAGCTGCATTGGACATCAACTTGACTACTGGTGCGAATGGTAACGTATTAGTTGCAGGTGCGTGGACAGAAACAGCAGCACTTATCCATATGAATGGACCACCAGCAGCAGAGGCATCTCCACCTTCCCCAGTTAGCCATAGCAGTAACACGAATGTTACAAGTAGCATTTCTGCTAGAGTGCCAGAACACGAACCGTGGAAAGGACATGCCGCATACGAGGAAGACGATGGGCAATCTCATTACAGTATACCAAATACGGAGAAATAATTATGGATGACAAATATTATGAATCCGCTCAAATAACTTCTTCTAGTTATGGAATATATAGCAAGGAGTTATATGTAGTCAAAGATGGCAGTAGGGACGTACCAAATGCAGTTGGATTGCAAAATATCAAACATCGGTTGTTATCTTCGTCTGGTGTCGATTGGAGATTAAATCCAAAATTGGTAAATATATTATGCAAGGTGAGCACAGCATTTGGTAGAAACATCACCATCATCAGTGGTTTTTCTGCACTAGAGACTAATAAAAAAATTACAGGGACAGATAGAGACCAGCATATGTTGGGAGAGGCAGTAGATATTGATGTTAGTAAATTTACACCAAAGGAAATACAACAACTTCTCATAATATCGAGTAAATATGGCATCATTGGCATCGGAATTTACACTAGTGATGGTGTTGTTGATAGAATACATGTTGATATTCGTGAAACACGCAGAGTAGTATGGGGTGATGGGTACGTATCCAACAATATACCAATAGCATATGCTGAATTTGTACACAATCACACAGAAGGGAAGATATCAAATGCTTAATGATGTTAAGGATAAAAAAAGAGTTCAGTGGGAAATTCATACAGTGACTGATCATTATGCAGTCAATTTCATGTTCAATGTTGGCATCATGTCGGCTAGCACAAAAATAATTAATGCATTGCTATCTAATTCCCGCTTTCGGATGCAATCATATACAGTCAATGGAAAGATTAAAATAGGTTATGGCGTTGGTAATACGGAAACATTTGACGGATTGACTGAGGCCGAGGCTTATACTGCGTGGTTCAGTTATATAAAAACTAAAGAGCGTGATTTCAAAGCACAAATCCCATTGATTAATATGTCTCAAACTCAATTTGATTCATTATTCAGTCTGTATGTGTTATCTGGAACATGGAGATCGGTACAGGCAGACATTGGCACATTTGATGTATTTTCAGCTGTCAAATCAGGCAAGTGGCTGTTGGTTGCGGATATGATAGCAAATGGAAACCAAGATAGAGTATCCAGAATGAGAGAGGCATCTATTTTGGTATTAGCAGATTATGGTAGTGTGTTCTCTAGGGATTGGTTGAGAAATGAAGGAATACAACATACTAGATCAATATATTCCGCAGGCATCATTGATACAAAAATAAAAAAACAAGCAGAAGCTGCATACTATAGACAGACTGGTGGATTTCTGCCAAAAATGTCTGAACGCGCCAAGCGCCAATTGAAATTAAAATACGAACAACACATTCAGCCCCATCAACATTAATCTGAAACTACGTACATAATTTTTATCATAAATACAATTATGACAACATTTATCGGATTTTCAACAATAGGCAAATTATTTGGTAACACTACATTAACTGATGTAGAACTAGCCAAGCAAGACTTATTGAATCATTTTTATACTAGGAAGGGAGAGAGGTTGGGAAAGCCATCCTTCGGTTGTATTATTCAAGATTTGGTGTTTGAGCAAATAACAGACGAACTACAATATGAAGTAAAAGATGAAGTCAGAAGAATTGTAAAAAATGACCCTAGATGGTCTTTGGAAATGCTCAACGTGGAAGTAGATGATCACACGATCATTTGCAATTTAAATCTACTCTACATAAAAACAAGTACATTGGCTCAACTGTACTTAAAATTCACTTCGGAAGAAATATAATATGATACAGGTTAACATCCATGAAACGCAGGAGAATAACTAATGGCACAGTCAATACGTCAGCGCAACTTATTTGCAGCAGAAGATTTTACTGTAATTTACGATAGTTTTAAGCAGTCCAATTTCCAAGCATACGATTTTGACACAATTCGTGTAGCAATGGTTGACTATATCCGTAGCAACTATCCAGAAAATTTTAATGACTGGATACAATCTAGTGAATTTGTATCCCTAATCGAATTGATTGCATTCTTAGGTCACAATTTGGCATTCCGTGCGGATTTGGCAGGTCGTGAGAATTTTTTAAGTACGGCAGAACGCAGAGAAAGTGTGTTGAGAATTGCAGATTTCTTGGGGTACAAGCCATCTAGATCATTGCCATCCCGTGGTCTGTTAAAAATACAAACTATTAAAACTTCTCAGAACATTTATGACGTGGATGGTAAATCTCTAAAGGGAAGAACGATAAAATTCTTTGATGAGCAGAACGAGAGTAGTTATTCCAACTTTATTCTTGTATTAAATGAAGTATTGAACAGTGATAACCGATTTGGTCACCCGAACAATTCCACGAGTATCGGTGGTATAAAGACAGACATATATGCTAGTAACAGTGTCAGCAGACAATCAGTGACATATCCGTTCTCAGCAAAAATAAATGGAACACCTAACACATTTGAGATCCATAGTGCAGATGTGACAAATTCAAATACATTAGTAGAAGCAACACCAGATCCATTAGCATCTTTTAATCTAGTGTACAGAAATGATAATCACGGATTGGGAAGTAATGATACTGGATTTTTTGTCGGATTCAAACAAGGTTCACTGCGATTTGATGATTTTGATGCAACCACAGCCATCAGTAATCTGAGTATAGATTTGGGGGCTAATGGTGTCAATAACATTGATACGTGGGTTCAGACAATCAATTCATCTGGTAACATTTTAGAAAATTGGACAAAGGCAGACAACACATTTGGTGTCAGCGCCTTGTATAACACATTACAGAATGGTAATCGTAAAATATTCAGCGTCCAAACTAGAGATGATGATGACATTTCTGTCGAATTTGGAGATGGGGTATTTTCAGAAATACCAAGAGGGATTATACGTATATGGTATCGTTCAGGTGAGAATCAATCTTATACATTGAATCCAGATGACATTGGAACGGTAGCATTTGGCTATTCATATATCGGAAGTGACAACAATGAATACAAAGTATCATTCACTGCCAAGTTGGATCGCAGCATTAATAATGCGTCTGCAAGAGAGTCAATAAACAGTATTCGCCAAAATGCGGGCAGGGTATTTGCTGCTCAAGATAGAATGGTAACAGCAGAGGACTATAGTGTATTGCCATTGACTGTTAGTAATAATATCATCAAGGTAAAAAGTGTCAATAGAACACACAGTGGTCACAGTAGATTTGTGAATATAAACGACCCAACTGCAACATACCAAAATGCAAAATTGAATGCTAATGATGGATATATCTTCGGAGAACAGATTTTATATAAAAAATCAATATCACTCCCAACGACACTAACATCAAAGCAGATGTTCGACACCCATATCAAGGACATTATTGAACACCCTGAGATTATTAACTTGTTCTACAAAGAATATCAGCCATTAGTAATTACTGGTGGAACATTCGTTTGGCAACAAGTATCCAAAAGCCATAATAGTAGCACTGGGTATTTCACTAATGGAGGTATTGTAACTAGAATTGGCAACAGCGCCACTACTGGGATGAAAGACATTAAGGTCGGAGCGATCGTAGAATTTAGTGACACTAGCGGGAATTTGGTATGGGCTAGGGTAGCGAGCACATATGATGATGGTCTTGGTGTAGATGATGTTTCTGGATATCCTACTGGTAGAGATCCGTATGGCAAAGGTGCAGTTGTGTTGAGTAAATTGGTACCAACCAGTGCCACCGCAGTCAGAGTGTTTTATTCATTTAGTACAAAATTTCCAATAACGACACAAAATGAAATTATTGAAAACTTAAATTACAACATACCGTTTGGCTTGAGGTTTGATACATACCAATCAATATGGGTGGTGGTAAAAGAAGAAAATCTTCCGACACTGAATCCATTGAACCCTGCTCTATTTGATTTAACAAATGCAGGCAGCATTAATGCAACACACAGCGATGGTAGTTGGATAATTCGTTTTGGTTATAGTAGTCAGCAATGGACAATATATTCGCGAAGATTTAGAATTGTATTTGGTAGTGAATCTGAAATTCGATTTTTTAATCAGAATGCGAATCTACAATTTAATTCTGAAACCAATAAACCAGAGCGTGACAGTCTGCGGATTTTCAAAACAAATACTGCACCAGAATCAGCGTCGCCATTGGGTAAAGATGTGGAATTTTTCGCTTATAAGTATTACACAGAAGCAGATGGACATAGCGATAGTCATAAATTTATTGTCACGGTTGCAGATGTGGACAATGATTCGTACCCAGATAATCCAATGGCCTTCCAATTTCTAGTGGGAAATGACCTAATAGGAATAGGAGAGATCGTTGAAGATGGATTCAGCTATACTGTATATGATGAAAATGTGGCACAGAATATCAGTGGCAGGAATGATTTAATGTTTCAGTGGAAGCGAGTTGCCGACACTAAGCAACGAATAGATCCATCGATAAGTAATATCATCGATACGTTCGTACTTTCTGATAATTATGATCGCAATTTTAGAGAATGGCTAAAGAATGACAGATCAGTGACAAACAAACCTACTCCACCAACGAGTGATGCGTTGAAGACACAATTTGCACTCTTAGACAAGAAGAAAAGTATCAGTGATAGTATTATATATAGGTCAGCAAAATACAAATTACTGTTTGGAGAAACGGCAGACTATGGAGTACAGGCTAGATTTAAAATAGTGAAGATAGTCGGTACGACATTGAATGATGGAGAAATAAAAAGTAGGGCACTTACTGCAATTATTGAATTTTTCGATGTTAATAGTTGGGACTTCGGAGAGACATTTTATTTTACTGAATTGGCTGCATACGTACACAACAGACTTCTTGGAATAATAAGTAGTATAGTAATTGTACCAATAAATGAGAATGGTGCCTTTGGTAATTTATTCCAAGTAACCCCAGATTCTGATGAATTGTTTATACCAGACATAACACTGAGTAATATAGACATAGTAGAAAATATTAGTGGAACAAGTTTACGCGCATCAAGCCGATCATAAGGAAAATTTAATGGCAAATTTTGATTCAAACCAAAAAAAGATACAGAACAATACACAAAGTGGTGAAAGTGAGATTTTTATTGGTCATAGAAAATCGTCTGAACTATTGCCTAGTATATTCAAGACAGAAACCAATACTAGATTTCTTCAAACTACATTAGACCAACTGTT